ATTGGATGCTGGACGGGTTGCGCAGTTCTTCGCTTCTTGGACTCAGGCAAATGGTACGACCCAAGCTCAGCCTAATCGGAGCGCTTCTAATTCCGAGCTTGCTAAACAAGTTGCTCCAGGTAAAGGCCGGTCTATCGGCATACCTCAGGGCAGTGAGAAGAAAACTTATACTCCACAGGACATTACTGATTTTTTCAAGGATGTCCGGGATGGTAAGTTTAAAGGCAAGGAAGAGGAGCGTGACAAGATCGAGCGCGACATTTTTGCTGCGCAGCAAGAAGGTCGTATTGTCAACGCGTAGTCAGAGGAGAGCCATACCATGGCATTCGCTACATCCCCGGGCCATCCGGCCTATACCGGCAATTTCATCCCAGAAATCTGGGCTGGAAAGCTGATCGAAAACTTTTACGACGCTACCGTACTGGCGGCTATCGCTAATACGGATTACGAGGGTGAGATCAAACAGCACGGTGATACGGTTAATATCCGTACGACTCCCGAGTTGACGATCAACGATTATGTCAAGGGTCAGACCTTGACCGTCGAGAACCCTGATAAGCCGAAGCTGCAGCTTCTCATCGACAAAGGCAAATATTTCGCCGCCGTCGAAGACGATGTTGATCAGGTTCAGTCCGACATCGCTATGATGGATTCATGGTCTAAGGACGCTTCCGAGCGTATGAAGATCACTATCGACACCGATGTTCTTGGTAACATCGCAGGCGATATCGCCTCGACGAACCGTGGACTGACGGCTGGTGAGCAGACGCTTGCTATTGACCTTGGTGTTGCTAGCACACCGAATGCTCTTACGACCTCGAACGTCCTGGCCGAGATCATTAACCACGGTACGGTTCTTGATGAAGCAAATTGTCCAGAACAGGATCGTTGGATGGTCATCCCCGCTAAGATGGCTGGTTTGATCAAACAGTCCGATCTCAAGGACGCGTCGATTACAGGTGATAGTTCTTCACCGTTGCGTAATGGTCGTCTTGGTGTAATTGATCGCTTCACTCTTTATGTGTCGCATAATCTGCCATTGTCCGCGACAGGCGCTGCTGGTGAGTTCACCATTTTTGCTGGTCATAAGAAGGGCATTACGTTCGCCTCACAAATGACCAATATGGAGACTCTCAGGTCTGAGTCCACCTTTGGCGATATCATCCGTGGTTTGCAAGTGTACGGTTACAAAGTCGTAAAAGACACTGCGCTGACCTCTGGTATCATCACAATCGCATAAGCGGAAGGAACCTAAATTATGGCTGCTTATACTGACACAGTTGGTTTTAACAAGGGGTCGGCTGCAAGTACGGCTTCTACCAACAATAGGACCTACCTTCAGCAGGTGGACCTAGATTTCCCAGCGATTATCATCGCTCGTGCGGCTGCGCCTCTTACGGCACTCGCTGCCACCGACTCGTTGGCGGTGCTGCATATTCCTGCCAAGACTCTTATCTTGGCGGTTGGGGTTGACTGCACTACGGTCAACACTGCTGCTAGTACCATCGACATTGGGTACACCGGTGGTGATGTGGATGCTTGGGTCGATGGCTTTGACACTGCCGCTGGCGGTAGTGCGGTAGGGCTTGGTACGCTTATGACCACTGCTGTCGCTACGAACTACCTCGCTACTGCTGATACGCTCGATATACTGTTCATCACGGCACTTCAGGCACAGTCTGTCATGCGTGTTTGGGCTCTCATGGTTGACTGCTCGTAATCACGTTGGTTGGGGGGCTAAGGAGCCCCCCTCCCTTCATTTTTATAGGAGGTCATCATGGCCCAGAAACTCAATTTGGGTAACCCCGGGCGCTGGCTTCGGCATGTCGATGATGGGCAGATTTTTCATCACTCTGATATTCTCGCCGGGAATCCTAAAGTCGAAGAAGTTACGGAAGAGGAAGCCTTTCCAGAACGTTTTTTGACGAAGAAGCAGAAGGCTCGTAAGTCCGAGCTCGACTTGTCTACTGATCCGAAAGAAGTAGTAAAAGCCAAGCCTAAAAAGAAAACTAAGGCTGCTTTGGCTGCTGATGCTTCCAGGGGTATAGGCAAGAAAAAATGATTCTCGACGACGTAATTGTTGACGTACGTCGTATTGTCCAAGATGAGACCGCGACGTATAGGTATAGCGATGCCTTTATGCTTGGTATGGGCAACCAAGCATTGAAGCGGATACAGCTTCTGCGTCCTGATCTCTTTGCTTTTACAGGTACGGTAGCCTGTACAGCAGGGGAAGTTCTTCAATCAGCCCCATCTGATTCTCTACGGATTATTGAAGTTCTGTCTATTAGCAGTAGTGGTGTGGGGTTGGTTGAGGCTAACCGGGAGACTCTCGACCAGACTCTTCCAGCATGGCCAAATGATACTGCGGCTGCAGCTATCAACTGGATGCGCCATGTTCGTAACCCAAATAAATTTTTTATCTACCCACAAGCCCCTGTGTCACAGACGCTTGATATTGAATATTCGCAGGTTCCTACGACTTATAACGGTACAACGGCGATTACACTCCTTCCGGATGCATATTTCCCCGTCGTGGTAGATATTATGGTGTTCTTACTTGAGTCTGTTGATAATGAACATGTGACAAGTGGGCGTGCTAAACTCTTCAAGGATTCCTATACAGAGATGCTTGGTGTAACTAAAGGATCATTACCGGTGACGGATACTGAAGATGCTGGGCAAGACCCGCTTAAGGTAGAGGTCGTTTAATGGCTACTGCATTATATACCACTTTGGTTAATCGTATCGCTGCTTATGCGCCTGGTGCTCCACAACCTGTTCTCGTTACCCATCTTCGTGATGCGGCTATTGAAGCTTGCGAACGCACTAGTGCATGGCGTTATAAACACGCGACGATTACTATGGTGGCTGGAACGTATGAATATGCCTTTGTCCCCGAGTCGGGCGCGGAAGTTCATACTATTCTTACGTCGTCGATTAACGGAAACGATTTACCTGTCAAGACGTTGGAGGATATACACCGGCTGTATCCTAAGTATCCATCTAGCGTAGTGGCTGAGCGTACGACCCCCCAGTACATATTTCAGAACAACCCCGATACATTTCATGTGGTTTTAGTTCCTGATAATAGTACTGACACTATTGAGATGTTTGTGGCCCAGAAGCCCCTTCGTAGTTCTACAGGTATGGAAGGTACGGTGATGGATGATCTAGAGACTGTGATTATTCATGGGGCGTTACAGAGTCTTTTAACGATGCCTGAAACAACTTGGAGTGATACGGAATTGGCTGCGTATCATGCGAAGCAGTTTACATTTAAGGTAGCAGAACGTAGGGCTCGTGCTAATATTGGCGCTGGGCGTGCAACATTGACAGTCCGATCCCCTGTATGGGCTTAAGGAGATAGTTCATGGCACAAGCTTTATTCACAAATAACGCCTTCAGTCTACTGGCTAGCGGGATCAGTGATGCCGCTACTTCTATGGCTGTTACGGGCGGCACGGGCGCGTTATTTCCTAATCCGACAGGGGGTAATTATTTCTACGCTACGTTGATTGACACTTCCAATAATCTTGAGATTGTTAAGTGCACAGCGCGTTCAACTGACACGCTTACTATTGTTCGTGAGCAAGAGAGTACTACGGGCCGGGCTTTCGTCACTGGAGATCGTATAGAACTTCGTCTTACAGCCGCAGGGATAACTGAGGCGGATGGATACGTCGCCCCAATTGATGAAAGCACTGATACTAGTTGTTTCCCATTATTTGTGGCCGCGGCTACAGGCAGCCAACTGACAAAAACTGGCACTAACCTTACATTCAATTCCAATACGGGGGCGTTGGTCTCTACGCTCTATGACGGGATTATCGGCTCGGTAACCCCGGCAGCAGGTTCGTTCACTACAATTACAGGTAGCGGCATTGCTTCGATTGATGACACTACGGAGTCCACCAGCGGCACTAGCGGCTCTATTCATACGGATGGTGGCCTGGGCGTAGCTAAGAAACTGCACGTTATCGGCACCGCTACCCACGGTGGGGATATTCTATCCGATACCGACAGTACGGACAGTCTGGGATCGACAGGGGTCCGGTGGCTCAAACTGTGGGTTGATAGTGTACAAACCACGGCTAATCTTGATTGCGCTGGCAACCTGACAGTTACCGGCAACCTGACAGTTAACGGAACCACGGTGACGAATGATGCGACCAACACCACTATTAAAGACCCACTCATCGAATTAAATTCTGGTGCGGGTTCAAATGCCAACGATCTCGGGTTTATAATGGAGCGTGGGAGTACGGGCGACAATATATTCATGGGTTGGGATGAGAGTGGCGATTACTTTGTTTTCGGAACCACGACAGCCACTGGCGCTTCAACCGGCAATATTGGTTATTCTTTCGGGGAAATCAGAGCGTCTGGAGCCGTGTTCTCAGGAACTTCTTCTGATCTTGGCGCAGTAACGACCATCG